CATGTAATTCGATTGTTATTTGATTATACGCCTTAGCTTCGCCTAGGTACTGTTTAAAATTGATCATAATTGGTATCCTGTTAAAAAATCTTTTCGTTTACTTATTTATTTAAATTAAAAACCCGCCTAATTTATTATACCCCATAAAGCTTTGTAAGTAAAGCGTTAAACGAAAAAAAACCCGCCGAAGCGGGTTACTAGGTTATAGACCTAAAATATTGTTCATATGAACTAAAATATCTGATTGGTTTTCAAACGTAATGTTATCAAACTCTTTAGTGTAACCCATATATTCGAAGTTAGAAAGTATATTACCAATTTTGGTATCTCTACCCCTTAAAAACGTTTCAGATTGGTTTGACCCCCTGTCTAAGTACCGTTGTTTTAAAACAGCGTTAGGGGCTTTCAACGCTACAATACTAACTTCAGTATCTGGTAACGAAAGCAAGTGGTCATAGAATTTACCATTAGTAAGTCTATCGCCCTCAAAGATAACATTAGACTTACACTCCGACATAAACTTTTCAGCATTAGGTTGAATACTCATACCTAACTTATCAGTTCCAGCAAATACTTCGCCTTCTTCATATTTTCCTAACACATATAAGTCTAATTCTTCGCAATACATAGCGTGAATCATTTTTTCGGGTTCAACCGCTTTCCAAGTTTTACCCTCCATGAATTTACGAAATAAGGTAGTTTTACCAGTTCCAGGAACACCGCATACAGCTATAATTTTTCTCATGTAAATACCTCCAAACCAATACTAGGAACAGTTATATCATCAAACATAAATTCTAAATTTTTAATATACCCATCGTTATAGAAGTCTCCAAATCTAAATTTATCTACCACTCTAGGATCATTGTAAATCAACCTATTATCTAGCATTTCTTTTCTAGCTTGCCACATTACACCCCATTCTATACCATCCCAATTATCGCTAGCGCATTTAACTATTTCCTCAGATTGTCTATCTAGGTAATACCCTAGATACCTACTATTCTTTTCTCTAAACAACTTTTTAAATGAACATAAAGCGGTTTCTAATGTAAAGTAATCTACATCATTAGCTAAATTAGGAAACCTTGTTTTAGTTTCTTCCATTATTTCATCAGCAAACTCATTTAAGCTTATTAATTCACTAGGTGTATTTTTAACAGACTTGCGTTTATATACTAAATGGTCTTTACCTTGAACTAATAATAATCCATTTCTATGAGACATAGAACCTACATGATTTTCTAACATCAAAGACGAAGGCTCTATATCTACGTCGGCGGTATGTTTTAAATGTTGTAAATAGAACCAAGTAGAGTATCTTCCAAATTTATGTAAATCCTTATTGATAGTGCTCCATAAGTTGTCAAAAGTCTTTTTAGGGGTAACGCCTGAGAAAGAATCAATCCTTTCCCTTTGACTTCCGTTTCCAATGAACCGCTTGTACGATTCAAACATATCTGGAAAATTACCTTTGCTGTTCCAAGTAACGTCCCTTTGATACCTTAATCGTTTAATATTATCCTTTTCCCATTTAGCGATTCTACCTACCGTGGCTAATTCAAAATCAGGAAATTCATTCATCATAACCCAAGCGGATGGTAGATTATACGTATTACCGTATAACCAACAAAACCATAATTTCTGCTCATCGTTATGATCAAACCTTTGGTTTATATAATTAGTAAGCCATACTGCGGGGTCGCAATCTTTATACTCTAGCGACCAAGCGTACCATCTAATGAACGCTTCTTTTCGGTTTTCTAATAATCTATAATCCATTATTCGTTTATTTTAGGTTGTTGTAAATCTTTAACGGTTAAATTTGATTTAATAGTTTTAACAGTTAAATCTTCCAATACGTTAAAATAAATTCCATAAGGAACTTGATTAGCTTTTGACGTTATACCAGAACGAAGCGTAATATCCTCAGTAGAAGTTATTAAAATACCGTTAGGTAAATTAGTAGAATAAAGAGGTCGTTTACCGTTTCTATAATACCCTAATGATTTATTATCTCTATCTAATTCACATACCGCCATTGATGAATTAATAAACTCATCTAACGGAGATGTCGCATATAACAATAATTCGCTATCATTTTTGGTTATACACTTATACCCGTAAAGCGATTCCCATTCGCTGGGGTCTTCTTGAGTTATAACGCCATTATGTACTATTGATGTATATTCATCATTAATCGGTTGATTATATAAAAGGTCAGAGGTAGAATATCTACAATGACCGATTAAGTATAAGTTACCGTCTTCATTAATCAAATTCGGAAGCTTATCATCAGTTAAATGAATAGCTACAAACTTATCGGCTGAAATAGATTCCTTTACGGTAACTATATCCTTAGACCAATGAGGTAGAAAAGAAATACCAGTAGCGTGTTTACCTCGAATCATAGACTCAATAAACACGTTACGTAGGAGAGCTAAATCTCCTACGGTTGGCTTCAATATTACTGTTCCAACAATAGCGCACATTTAGAAAAAGTCCTCTAAGCTGGATTGTTTAATTGACTCAGGGTGGTATTTAACCATATTATCATAACCAATTTTTTCAGCACAATAATCAAACCAAGATTGTTCAGACCACATTCCTGGAGAAATACCGTTCCAACGTGGACGTTGTAAAGGGTGATTTTTATTCAAACGGCGACTTTCTACATACTCGAACCTACAATTTTCATACTCATAAGAACCTAAAGATAGCATACCCTCACGCAAATAACAAACCAAACTAATACGCTCGGCTTGGTCATCTTGTAAAGTAATTTCTGTATTACCATGAAGAATCTCGTGATTGTTAATCAAAAGTAAATCTCCTGGACGTACATTTACCGCAATTCTATACTCAGGGGCTACTAAGTAACCGCCTGTATAATTACCGTTATTCGACAACACTAACAAATTAGATAAACCTTGGGTAAAGTCGCCCGCATCGTAATGAGCCGCAGTCCTAAAGGTTTTATTTACAGTAATCGTAGTAAACGGAGTTTTAGGAACACGGAATCTATGGTCAATAGTTTCCGCAGCTTTCATTTGATTGTTATAACGCCATGGTAAAAGATCTTTAAAACCGACAGCCAAAGTTTGTAAAAACGGGTACGCTCTAGCGAACAATTCAGGGTTATCTCTAGTGTAGTTAGTAGTTCTACCGTAAGGGATACGTGGATAACGGTCAAACCAACCAGCAATACCTGAATGTACACCAATACCGTAAGTGGTAGTGCTTATCATAGTAGAGATTTTATCAGCAGCATCCGCACGCTGTTCTCTATCTAAGTGTTTAATACTATCTACCCAAGAATCAAAGTCAAACCCATTACCGAAACTCATTTCAGCGAAACGATCTTCAACCCATACAAAGTTTTTACCGCCACCGCCAGCTAACTTGCGGTCTTCAGCAGTAGGATACTTAACACGAACTGTATCAATAACATCCTCATCATCAAGAGCAGCCACTCTAGAAGCTTTTAACGCTGCTAACATATCGTATTGATAATTGGTAACCCAAATACGGGTATTATCTGTAACAGTTACGCCACCCTTAATACCTGAAGCTAATCCACGATTTTCCGTACGAACAGCAGCTTGGCGTAAACCAATATAAGCTTCATCTTGTTGTTCTTTAGAGAAGAAGTTCTTACGAAACTTGAAAGCGATTTTCAATTCATTAGTACCCTTGTCGCAAGAAGAACAATCTCTAGGCGTGTCGCAGGTACTTTGGGTAACCACATCACAATTAGCGGGCATATAAACATCGCAGTCTTCATTGATGAGCGTATCATAGTTAGACTCGTCTAAGAACATACCAATTAAGTGTTCACAATCATACTTTCTATCTGCTACAATAACTCTAACATTTCTGTCTTTTTCTTTAATAATTGCCATATTTATAACCCTCTATATCTAAAATTTAAAACCGTTAAAATCTTTACCGCTGTTACCAATACTAGACTTACTGAACGCTGAGGGGTCAGCCTCCCACGGAGCAGTATTACCTACGCCCGATAAGTCTTCCTGAGCCGAATCTTCTACATCATATAACGTCATTTTAGAACGGTCAATACCAATAATAAAACGCTTATAGTTATCAAGGCTAGCATAGCGGTTTTTCAACTGCTTTACCATAATTTGATTCATACTTTCTAGTTGCTCGTTAGAAACTAAAGCAAACATAAAGTCAGCGGTAGCGGGTAAGCCAAAAGATTCAGACGTATCCTCAAGACCTGGATCTGAGTTAGTAAAGCCTGAACGAGTGGTTTGGGTAGCTGAAATAATCGGTAAATTATACTCAACCGCTAAACCCCTAAGTTCTTCCGCAATAGATTTAATATAAGTGTAAGAATTAACCCCACCACTCATCTTAACCCGCTGACTAGCACAAATATTCAAATAATCAATCATAACAATATCGGGTAAAAAGTTACGCTTTACCTTCAACTCTTCAAGTAAAGCTCTAAAGTGACCCGCATGAGCCGAGGAAGTAGGGTACTCTTTTACAATAAGCTTACCCTTAGACTTAGCGGTAATCTTATCAATACGAGATAAGAATACATCCTTACCCATAGTACCTAACTTATCCATGCTAACATTTAAAATATTAGCATCAATACGCTCAGCAATACGCTCCTCAGCCATTTCCATAGTAATGTATAAAACGTTTCTACCCGCTACTAAATTACCCGCAGCGACGTGACACATAAAGAGAGATTTACCAACTCCAGTACCAGCTAAAGCTATATTTAGAGTCTTTTTAGGTAAACCATCTTTAGTGATTTTATTAAACATATCTAGGTTGAAGCCGATACGCTCTTCAACCCGATTATAATAATCATACCGACTAGCGGCATCTTCAATGTAATCATGTCCTACGTGTGAATCAAAGGTAATAGACAACGCTTCAGAAAGGATACTAGGAATAGCGTCTTGAGACTTTTTGGTATCCTTTCCTTCAATAATTTTAATTGAATTTAAAATAGCGTTATACACAGCACGGTCTTTACAGAACTTTTCAGTTTTCTCTATTAACCAATCATTATTATCTTCTACTACGGTAAGCGTTTTAGAATATTCAGTAAACTCAGGAACCTCTTTATCCGAGAGACCTGAGTAGTTGGAGATTTCAATTTCTAAAATCTCATGAGAAATAGTCTTGTTATACGTTTCAAAGAAATTCGATATAATAGAAGCTATAACCGAGTCCTTGCGGTCAGTGAAATAGCTTTTATCAATATAGGGAATTACCTTTCGACAATAAGTATCATTCTGAATCAGATTCGATAGGATCAAACTTTCTATTCTCATCAACACCCCCAGAGTAAATTAGCGTATTATTACGAAGACCTTCTTCAATCAAGTCGAGTAGGATATCGCCTAGGCGAGTCTCCAACTCAGAAAGATCGTAGGTAAGACCCCCATCATCATGTACAGTATAATCGTAATTTAAAATAGGAACTAAATCATCAACATCTTCACGAAGCTCATCAAACGCTACCTTACCATAAGAAACAATCATACCCGTAAAAGGAGCGTCTAATAGTTGAATAGCTAATACGTTGTCAATTTTAGATTCTACCGTTTTAATATTAAACTTCATTGTCTAACTCACTTTCGATTTGTTGAACTTTAGCTAACTCAGCATCGACTTCATCATCCGTAATAACCTCGCCGTTAGATACTTGATAACGGTCAGCGACGAAGTCATGAAACGTTTTATCTACTAAAATAGGTTGCCAGAAGTCACGAGTTTCAGTATCCTTTAAACGGAACTTCTTAGCCTCAATTTCACCTGAGCTTTTATCTACCCTAGAATACCAACCGTTTGACGGCTTAATAACGTGACCAGATTCTAACGCCATATCAAGTAAACCAGACCAACGAGAAATACCACCCTCAAATTTAACTGTTACAGGAATCTTAGACTTTTCACGTGTATATCGAGACTTCTCAACGTTGATAATAAAGTTATGACCAATCAAGTCAGTACCGTCTTTTTCTTGCTGTCGACCGATAACAAAAATCGTATCACTAGAAAGATAAATACCAGTACCACCCGAAATAATGGCTTTAGGGTACATACCCTGTTCCATGTAAATATGATTAACCGCTACCATAGGAATATCCAACTTGTTTAAGTAAGGCGTAATCATACGGAAAATAGACTTCATCTGTTTAGCACGAGTCATATCCGCAACGGTTTTACCTTCTTTAGCGTCTTCAACTTCTTTTCGAGAAGCCATATTACCTAAAGAGTCAACAACGAAAATAACCTTGTCACCACGGGTTAAGCCTTCTAACTGAGCGATAGCGTCAATTTTAAATTCTTCCATATTCATAATAGGAATATGAACGATACGAGAAGTGTCAATTTTTAATGATGTAAAGTAGGCTTCAGGAGTACCAAACTCACAATCATAAAAAATCATAACCGCATCAGGATACTTATCCATATAAGACTTGGCCATTAACAAGCTAAACATAGATTTAAAATGTTTACTCGGACCGCACCAAAGCGTTAAGCCTGGAACGAAACCCCCGTCTAAAGAACCCGATAAGGCTACGTTGATAGCGGGGATAGGCGTTTGAATCATATCCTTCTTATTAAAATACTTGGAAGCACTTAAAATAGAAGCGTCTTTAATGGTAGTGGTTTTGCGGATTTTATCTAATAAAGCTGACATTAAATACCCTTTACGAAGTTAGTATATTCTTTTTCATTCATCATACCGACTTTACGGCGAAGTTCTTTATTATCAGAATCGACGATAATACAAGTAGGAACACCACGAATACCATAAGACATAGCCAACTCACGTTGAGCCTCAATATCTACCGCCTCTACGGTGATTAAATCTTTATCTGTTGATTCGATAATAGTAGATAACATTTTACAAGGGGCGCACCATGAAGCGTAAAATTTTAATAATTTCATTTTATTCCTTAAACATATTGTTGAGACGAGTTCTAGCAGAAGAAGCGAACGAAGACCAGTTACCCATTTTATCTTCAGTCCGCAATAAATTACGACAAGTATAATTAATGTCTTGAGCGGTATCACATACCGCTTCTTGATTTAGTTCACCGTTAGTAAAAACTCTACAGTGGTACTTACCGTTGATACGCTTTACCGTAATTTCATGCGTACAATGTTGTAACATAAATTTACGAATAGTAAGCTTCATACGATATTTGTATTGGCGACAAGTCATAATATTTCTCCTTATACCTATATTATACCGTAAAAAGCTTTGTAAGTAAAGTGTTATTTATGTGGTACGTCAAACACAAAAGTAATTCTAACTTCGTTACCTGTGTTTTTAGTACCATGGGGCAACTTGTTATTAAACCAAATCAAGTCGCCCGCTTTAACGCTAACCGTCTCATCGCCCACGGTATAGTCGTATTCGCCTTGGATTGCTAGGTGGTAGCGGTCTCGAGTTTGGTAATAATTACCAATGTCGATATGCTGACCGACTTCACCACCCACAGGTAATGATAAGAACCCACAGCGAGAGAACTTCTTGAAGTGGCGTTTCATAAACTTAACCACCTCAGAGTGGCGGTTGATAGCTGGAGTTGGGATACACATTTCTGTGTCACCCACGTATTGAGAACGGTCAGTAACCCCGCCAATAACCAGCTGTAACACACCCGCTTGAACCTCTGGGAAGCCTTGGTCTAGTAACGATTGAGCCCCCTCAACGGTTTTCTGAACCCCCCAATCTTGGGGGTTATCTTGAAGTTGTTTAAGAATTTTCGATACGTTGATATCACGTTTAATAAATTTAATATTTTCCATTATCCAAAAAAGTCCTCTAGTGATGATTTTTCTTCAACATTCCAACATAACGGTGCTATCGTAGTTTGTAAAGCGTCAAGAAAAACCTTTTCAAACTGTAAATCGTAATCTACGAATCTTTGTAACCCAAACTCAGGCGGTAAGGTCTGAGTAAAAGAAATAATATCTTCATGAAATGGATTAGGCTTTTTAACGTAAACAAACTTAATCTTATCACCGTCTCTAATAGGTTTATACTTCTTTTCTAAACCTAGGCGTTTTAAGTGGTGGTTATGAAGTAAAGAACCTCTTACGTGAATAGGAGTACCCTTTGCGTAGATAGGCGAACCCACATACTTAACCATACCAGAAACACCACGTGGAAACGCTATATCTTCAATAGGCAACTTTCTAAACTCGATTCTAAAATCAGAAACGAACTTATGTAACTCTGCCTCATTACCCGTTAAGATAACGCCAATAGACTCTTTAAGCTTATCACGAATTACCCTTGGCGTCGAAGACTTAACCATCTCCAAACCACTCACCTTAATCTTAGGCTTTGCGTATTGAACACCCTCCGAGTTATGTACGTTTAAAATATATCGCTTCTTAGCAATCCAAATAGCGGTATCAGCCAACACCTCACGCTTCATACGCATTTTCTGAGCGTAGGCGTTCATATATTCAGCTAACTCGCTATACGTCTTATTCATGAAAGGTTGAAACTTGTCTTCGCAAACCTTATCCATGAATTTGATTTTCTGCTCGACCGTTTTACCGCTACAATACTTCTCAACCAAAGCCCCCATACGTAAGTAAATAGAATCGGTATCGCTGGCTACAACATAATC